TTCAACCCGTTATACCTCCAATCGAATGGTATAAAAGTCTTTTGAATAAAATAAGATATGGACATCATATCTTAGTTTTCACTGATAACCAAGTTAAAGGAAAAGAACTTTTAGATATACTGGACGTTCCAAAATCTGATGTTACTTTTATTGATGAAGATCCACACACCTCGATGTTTATGATGGCGAAATGTGACAAACATATTTTATCAAATTCAACATTATCTTTTTGGGGGGCGTACCTTGATAATAAGCAAGAAAATAACGATACTTACTTTCACGAATCATTTTTCGAGTATCATCCGAGAACAATGATTCCTTATAATAATTGGCAAATCAACTAAAAAAAACATGGAGGTAAACTATGAAGTGTATTAAATCAATCAAACCAACAAAGAACACCGAAGTCGGACAAATTGTAAGAATTGACGACATCGAAGCAGAATCAAAAGTTAGAACAGGGTATTGGGCTTACGTGGCTAAGTCTGAATGGAAATCATCAAGAGGTAAAAAAGTTGTTGAAGAAAAAACCAACGAGGCAGAAGAATCAACAAAAAAAACAAACCCAAAACAATCATCAAGAGAAGGATATGATGAAAGTCAACCATTTGTGAAAACCAGAAAAAAATCTAAATAATGAAAAAGTTATTGAGAAAGTTAGACTGGATTTGGGATTATTATTTTGTATACTTCTTATACAATGGTAATAGAACACAAGATTACATTGATTACATGGAAAAAAAATGGGGAAAAAATGAGTAAAGAAATGGTAAACGGACCTGCTCACTATGGTGGAGCGGATAATCCATACGAGGTAATAAAAGTTTGCGAGGCGTGGGGATTGGATTTCGACGCATATCTCTTCAACGTGGTAAAGTATGTGGCAAGAGCGGGTAAGAAAGATGATACCAAAGAACTTGAAGATTTGAAAAAAGCGGCGTTTTATTTAGAGAGAAAAATTAAAAACTTAGAAAAATGATTATTTGGTTGACAGGACAACCCGGTTCAGGTAAGACAACAATTTGTAAAGAAATCTCAGAACTAAAAGACCATAGAATATTTCATATTGATGGTGACGATCTAAGAAATCTGTTCGAAAACAAAGATTATTCTGAACAAGGTCGTAGAAAAAACATTGAACTTGCACAACAAATAGCGGAATTTCTTAACAACAAAGGAAAAGATGTTTTGGTATCTTTGGTTTCTCCATACAAAGACCAAAGAGATAAGTTCAAGGAAAAGATGGGGGATAACTTAGTTGAGGTCTATGTTCACACATCTGAAACGAGAGGTCGAGAAGATTACTTTGTGAAGGAGTACGGACAACCAACTGAAAATTATTTAGACATTGATACAACAAATGAAAGTGTTGAAGAATCAGTAAAAAAAGTTTTAGATTATGCAAAAAATTCACGTTGAGGGAGACCCTAAATTAAAAAATACAGGGGCAAAACAGTATTCGATGTTCATTGGTAGATGGCAACCATGGCATTCAGGTCACAGGTGGTTAATTGACCAAAGACTTGAAGAGGGTAAAAACGTTTTAATATGTATCAGAGATATAAAACCTGATGAAAAAAATCCATTCTTTGCTCACGAAGTTCACACAAATATTCTAAAAGAACTTTGGGAATTGATTGCTCAAGAAAGAGTTAAGGTTATGGTTATACCTGATATCGAATCTGTAAACTTCGGGAGAGGAGTTGGATATGATATCATTGAACATATACCACCACAAGAAGTCAGTGAAATATCTGCAACTAAGATCAGAGAACAAATGAAACAAGAGGGAAAACTATAATGGAAAAATATATCAATAAAATAATCAACGGAGATTGTATCAAAGTTATGTCTGAAATGCCAGAAAAGTCAGTAGACCTAATTGTTACTTCACCACCATACGGTGTTGGAATTGATTATGATACATTCGAAGATGATATTGATTTCGATCAGTATAAAGTTTTCTCCAACAGTTGGTTGAGAGAAGCCTATCGAATTCTGAAAGATGATGGACGTATTGCAGTGAACATTCCTTATGAGATCAACAGACAATCTAAAGGTGGTAGAATATTCATGGTCTCAGAAATTTGGAATATAATGAAAAGTATTGGATTCAATTTCTATGGTATCGTGGACCTTGAAGAACAATCACCACACAGAAGTAAGACCACTGCATGGGGATCTTGGATGTCACCATCCGCCCCATATATCTATAACCCGAAAGAGTGTGTTCTTCTCGCTTATAAGAAACATCACATCAAAATTGTTAAGGGAGAACCTGAGTGGGTACCAACTATAGTTGAGACTGAAGAAGGTAAAGAAAAGAAAGCTTATACTGAGGAACAAAAAAGAGAATTTATCGATTTGGTTTACGGTCAGTGGGGTTATTTCGCGGATACAAAGTCATTGACTAAAGCAACATTCTCAATGGATATCCCAACTAAAGCAATTAAAATACTATCATATAGAAATGATATTGTTCTTGATCCATTTGCAGGATCTGCAACAACTTGTGTTGCAGCTGAAATATTAGATAGACGATGGATTGGTATTGAACTGTCAGAAAATTACACAGAGATAGCAAGAAAAAGAGTACAGGGATTTGTGGATAAGAAGAAACAAACAAAATTAAATTTTGAAGAAGGGTCGTAAGACCCTTTTTTTCTGCTCCATGGATATTTATAAATAAAAAATTACATGCCGAGTATAGTACTTACACAAGAACAACTTGATATGATCAACTCTGATTTAAAAAGAGAAAAGGTTATTCAAGAGATACATGAGAAGTGGCAAACCATTAATAAGACTCAAAAACTATTTGTTCTAGAATATCTTAAGGTTCTCCATCCACATAAAGAAAAACAGTTGAACGAGGTTATTAAGACAGTTAAAAGTAATCAACTTAATGAGCGTTGGTATAATACTGTGTTAGATATCGTAGGTTGGTTAGATCCAACAGGTATTGCGGATACTTTGAATGGTGTGATTTATTTAACACAGGGTGAATATCTATTTGGATTTTTATCTTTTGTTGGTGCTATCCCATATGCTGGTGATGTGGTTGCTAAACCTGTAATGTATGCTTTAAAGGCGGGTAAACCTTCAGCAAAGGCGCTGAACCAAGTGATGAAATTATCCAAGGCTGGTAAATCTGTCGAAGCGGGTACGGAATTGGCTAAATTATCTGCTTCAGGAGGATTGATTGGATGGTTTACAAGACAAATAAGTAAATTGGCACCAAAATTAGAACAACTTATTAATGCAATGCCAGGAGGAGTTCTTAAAGGGTTTAAAAATACTCTATTAGAATGGATACAATTGTTTAAAGGTGCGGCAAAAGGAAAAGCAGTTAGAACTCAGGCGGCTGACTTAGCAACTAAAATTAAAGGAATTCCAGCAGGTTCTGGTGGTTTAATAAGATTAAGTAAGAAAGACCAAATTGCGCAGTTAGAAAATTTAATAAAATTATCAAAGGAAACTCCTGGAATATTTTCAGGTTATAGAACGGGAAATAAGATACTTTCTTGGAAAACATTTTGGGGTGGAATGCCACAACTAATGGGTCGAAATAGATCTGTAAGAGCTCTCATGAGGAAGACTAAATGGTATTTAGGACTTTTAGATTTTTTGGGAATAGCAAATTTTGTTGGACCTGATGAATTACAAGAGCAATTAGGTGATGCTAAATTTGAACAAAGTATTGAAGCTTATAATGAAACGAATCAATCGAGACAATATGCTGAAGAAGACTTTGGTTCTGAATCAGCGGCTCAAGATTTCTTAAACAGACAAGCTGGTGCATCAACACAAGCGCCGTCACAAGAACCGTCACAAACAACAGATAAACCGCAAGAAAAACCAACATTAGATCCATTATCATGGTTGTTGAGTTCAACATTGAAAGGAGCATTATAAAATGAAAGAAGAAATAATTTTAAAATTAGTACAAATACAGAATCAGTTTAGGTTCTTACATTGGCAAACATTTGGAGATGCCAAACACAGAGCTTATGGTGATTTATACGATTCAATTGGTGATCACATAGATACATTCACTGAGGCAATGATGGGAAAATATGGTAGACCAAGTTTTGAATCTGAGTTTGTTATTGCTTTCCAAGACATTAAATCGATCAACCTACAAAATTTTATTGATGGGATTGTTGAATTTTTAGTTGGAATGACAGAAGTTTTGGATACAAAGTACGATACTGATCTATTGAATATCAGAGATGAAATTTTAGCATCGATCAACAAATTAAAATATTTACTAACATTAAAAAGTTAAAGATGGGAAAGAAAGTTATAAGATTGACAGAGTCAGACTTACAAAAAATAGTAAGAAGAGTTATATCAGAACAGAGTGAGGAAAGAAAACACACTATAGCTGTTCAAAAATTCTTGAATGATAAGAGAGTAATGGATGCTAAATTAATACCAGATGGAAAAACAGGTTCTGGTTCTCAAACAGAAAAAGCGATCATGAAACTTCAGGGAATTTTGGGTGTTATTCCAACGGACGGAACTTGGGGTGAAGATACAGAAAACGCGTTAGAATCGAAAAAACCTGAGTGGTATAAAATTTGGAAGTCTTACAAACCAAAGTGGTACTCATTCTAAATGAAAAAATTAATCAAGGAAACGGGAATTAGAGATATTTCAGCTTTAAGGAAAAGATACCCTAAAGCTGAAATTTATTTTCACCAAGACTTAGATGGTGTTACTACTGCAATTGCAATGAAAAAATACCTTGAAGACAATGGTATTAAAGTAGTTGGTTCTCACATTATACAATACGGTGATAAAGAGTTCGCGGTTAAGAAGAACGACGCTCAGGGTGACGTAATGCCAGTTTTGGTTGATTTCGCACATGGTAAACCAATGTTCAAGATTCACACAGATCATCATGATAAACAGGTTGGAGCTGAAAAAGGTGCATCAACTTCGTTTAGACAAGCCAGATCGAATGTTGAAACTCTTTCTCAGATAGTTTCTCCAAAAGATTTATTCCCTTCATCCGATGTATTATTAATTAACACGGTCGACTCAGCCGATTTCGCAAGACAGGATATTACACCTGAAGACGTTGTGAACTATCTTTTTAGATTTGATAAAGATAAGTCATTACAAAAGAATAAGATGTTACTAGGGTTTGTTGTAAACAAACTATTGTTAGCATTCAAAAACAAACCTGGGTTTTTAGAAAAGTTAGTTATGGACAGTGAACCATCTCTGATGTCAATTCTAACGAATATTAAAAATTGGATGAAAAATGCCAATACTGCCACACCTCAACAACTTCAAAAGAATGCTGAGGATTATAAAGAACAAATGAAAACCTATTCAGGTGTTGATTACAAGGACGGAATTATATTCCAATACGGTGGGGGTAACATGATGAAACCAGGTTCTTATGATCGTTATACCCCTTTTAGAACACATCCTGATGCTGACTTTATGATCATGGCTTGGCCATTAGGTTTGTTACAAGTTTCTTGTAATCCATTCAAAAAAGAAAGAGGGTTGAAAGGTGTTAATTTAGGTGAAATCGCTCAAGAAGTTTTAGGTAAATGGGAAGGACAACTTAAAGATAGAAATATACCACTTTCAACAATTAAATGGATAAGTGAGACTAGTGTTGGTCCTGAAAGTGTAGGGTTTACATTCAAAGATTTCGATGCTTTATACGGGGAAAGATTTATGTTTATGGACGGAGGAGAAGAGGCTTTAGATAGTATAAAAGAAATGATGGACAAGCCGTTCACAGATTTATCTGAAGAGGAAAGATCGAAGTTAGACAAGATAGGTGTTAATGCGTGGGATCTTATTCAATCAATGTCAGGAGGACACAAATGTATTACGAATATCTCAGGGTTGAATTATTTGGGTAGAAGTAAAAGACCACCAACTGGAGGATACAAATACGATCCCGAGAGAGAAGATAGTCCTTACATCAAGTTTTTAAAGATGTTGGCTCAAGAATTTAGAAGTAAATTACAAGAAAAGATTTCACAATCAAAGGGAGAAACTGAAATTACGGAGCAACAATTTAAAGGAAAACCAATAACAACCACTACACCAAAACTAACTTCATCTCAGACACAACAACAATCATCTCTACAACCTACAACGAATATAGGATCAAAAACTCTACAACCTACAACGAATACACAATCAAAAACTTTACAATCTACAAAGAATACACAGTCAATAAGAAAGGATGAAAAAATTTTAACTTCATCGGATAGTGGTTATTTTATGTTTTTTGCATTTCCTAAGTATAGACCAAGTGTGGAAGAGTCACTCTTAACCCGTATTTTACAGAAAGTAGGTAGAGATGTTGAGTGGATTGAAGACATGTTAGGTATTAATGAACAAAAGGGTAAACAAATAAAGATATATGCAACAGGACACGGAGGATGTATCATTATTAACAAAGACGGTAATGTTAATCTTTTTGAATTCGGTCCTTATGATGACAAAGGTGTCGGGAAAATTTTACAAACCTCAATGGGTAGAATCGCTAAGTTTGATGCAAAAAAGTCTTTAATAAATCCCGAAGAAGTTGCCAAACTATGTAAAACTAAAACTTATCGAGACGGACCAAACCTTAATATGTTGGTCAGTCTTCTTTCATTACCTGATGAAAAAATGGCTATGAGTGAAGCTGTAAAACCAAGAAAGTACAATTTTCTTGATATTGTTGGTGGGGGTGATTCAAACTGTGCAACTTATGCAGTTGATGTTGCAAATGCTGGAGGAATCGAAGATGTCAAAGTTGGCAAAACCTTCGACTTGGGATTTGGGTACGGAGTACCGGAAAAACCAACGACAGTTTTAAAAAAATTCAATAAAAGTAAATCTTTCATTAAGAGTTTTCAAGTCTAATTCAAAATATATTCCACAGAATCACCAGCTTCAATACCTAAGTTTTCACAGGTACCACCGGCTAATTCCAATACAATATTTCCGTTACCACAGTAAGAAGGACATTCTTCAGAACGACAGGGAGGACAATTGTGATGTATGTTTACAATCACATTATTTTTTATCATTATAATATCAAGTGGTATGATACAATTCTTCATCCAAAAACATTGTTCGTCACCACCCATTAAAAAAACCAACCCGTTAAAGGTCTTATCAAATCTTTTTCCCATCATCCCAATTTTTTGATCTTTTGGGGTTATTAAAGTTTTGACATTAAAAGAATTATCGCCTATCTTTATCTTCATATTTATAAATACTATGGATAAAAAAAGATACACGGGTGTAATGGTTAAATGTGGTAATAAATTATTACTATGTAAAAGGAATAATTTGGGATCATTTCCTGGCATGTGGTCAATTCCTGGAGGTAAACTCGAGGATGGTGAAACAACTCAAGAAGGTGCCAAGAGAGAATTTTTCGAAGAAACTGCGGTCGATATTGATGATAAGGAATTAACCTTTGTTGGTTTGATTCCGAGGCACACTCGTGATGGTAAAAAGTTGAAGGGGCTCATGTACGTTTATTTATTGAAAGTGGATGAGGAGATTCAACCCGATCTTGAAAATGCTATCGACGGTGAAGAACACACTGAGTGGGGTTACTTTACTATTGATAACATACATCCTGAAACAACAGGAGAATATATGCATAAATTAGCTGAAATTATTTTGCAATGATAGTATTAATTAGTATTTTTGTCGTAGGATTTGTTGCCATCTACGGATGGTTTGACATGATGAAACAAATTAAAAAAATGACTGACGAGGTTGGAATGTAAAAAAATACGTCTCAAGGGGTTGACAGAACCAATTTTTTTAGTATATTTGTAGTCCTTTGGTATTTGAGGATATATTTATTTCTTACCGAATTTAAAGTTCTTTAAAAAATAGGGTAACTACCCGCTGGGTTCAACCAGCGCATGACGTGGATAGGTGACGATAAGATGTGGGTAGTTTTTTTAAAATATTAAATCGTGAGGTAGAGCAGAGGTAGCTCGGAAGGCTCATAACCTTTAGGTCGGTGGTTCGAATCCATCCCTCGCAACAAAAAAGATTTGACGAATTGAAAAGTTCTTCTTATCTTTGACAAACAATCGGGTAAAACCGATAGTTCTTTAACATCGAGATGAAGTTAACCTGTCCCATTAAGAGTGGGGGGTGATTGAGGGTGAATAACACATCCTCAATGAAGAATAACCAATTCAGTTATCTTGTTAAAAAAAACTTACAAAAAAAAGTTTGATTGTTTCCCAAAACATTCTTACCTTTGTAAGACAAATGGAGAGAAGGGGTAGTAAAGGTTCCAAGTTTACTTGGTCGTAAAGTTTCCCCTTTTCTTCATTCTTTGATAGTTCTTTGACTAAAAATATTGGGCGGTCTATAGTCCATAAAATAAACCATGAAAGTGGTATAAAGTGACTTGTTCTTGATTGGAACGGTTGCGGCTTTCGAAAGAGAGCTCGAGTAGACAAGCGGGATATCATCTGACCTTGAGTATTGAGGGTAACACTGTAGGGAAAGTGGTTAGGTGACTAAGCGATGTGGGTCGTTTGGTTGAGGTGGGAACACCAATAAGAATAACTCGTAGAGCTGTTGTAAGAAGTATGGTCATCCAACTATACAATTACGGAGTTCAATATTAAAGTAGACTTAAAACCGAAAGGTATGGGCTCGTACAGGTGGTGCTGTTGTTCTCCTTACTCTTCACCTACCAAGGTAGGAGTTATGAAGTAGACTTAAAGTATGGAGGTCGGGAGACTTCAAGGTGTAGTTCAGTATCGTCTCGTTCAAAAGATGGGATGGCTGGTTTGACGGACCGCTACATCTATTATCCACAAATCACAACTTTGTTAATTAAGGTTTAACAACTTATAAATCAATAAAGGAAAAGTGTTCGTCAGTCGTGGTAGACAGGTCACTACTTAGTCATGAGTTGTTCATGGCCGTAAAGGGTCCCAAGCCCGATACGATTGTTTTGAAAGTTCTCTAATCTCGCAAGGATCAATTGGGGTGGCAACCTCGAAGAGTGATAAGTAAAAATAGAGTATATTACGACTTAAGGATTGGTTAATTTGATTGACCGTGACTGAGAGTTACTTCTCAAAAGGAAGTGGAAATCGGAGGAAACAAATAATCTCCTGTAAAGATTCTCAAATGAAGGTGTATTCTCAACCTGAATGCCAACTAACCCTGACGTTTCTACGTCGGGGTTTTTTATTTAATATATTTTGAGAAAGTAGGTGAATTTTCTAATGATTTTTGTAGGACCGTTTTGTATGATCCTGTGTTTTTCATTTGTTCCCAATAATCGGCAATGTTAGTCGCAGTAGATTTACCTTCATCGTAAGCTAGTGCAACGTAAATGAAGTTTCGAGTTAGTTCTGTTAGTTTGTAATCCTCTAATTTATTAACTAATCCTGAAAGTAACATTTCCCTGTATTGAGGAGTATAGTTCATATCCTTAAGGATTTTATCTAGTATTACCAAATCTTTTTCTAACATCTTTATAAATATTTGGCCGTATCAAAAAAAAATAGTACCTTTGTTGTTCAACAACACCAAAACTCATGTTTGATAAATTGATTGATTTGATGGTTACGTTTATTAATGACATTCTTCCGTGGAAAATTGTGGACCAATGGGAAGAGGGGGTACATCTAAGAACGGGTAAATTCAGAAGAATTGTCAAACCTGGAATTCAATGGAAGATACCTTTTTTTGATCAGATTTTAGTTACTCCTGTAATTACTCAGACAGTTAATTTAAAACCTCAAACTGTAACTTCCGCAGATGAAAAGAGTATTGTTTTGAGTAGTATTGTTCGATATCATATCCATGATGTTGAGAAATTTTTACTTGGAGTCATGCATGCTAATGATGCTTTAGTTGATACAACTCAAGGAATCATCCGAGATGTTGTTGAAGGTTGTAGGTGGACTGACCTTGATGATTTAGGTAATGTTGTAACTCCTGAGGTAAATGAGCAAGTTGAAAAGTGGGGTATTACTGTTGAACAAGTTAGTTTTCCTGATCTTGGAGAAATTAAGACTTATAGAATTATAGGTGATGGATGTAAAGATGATAATGGATCTATAATTACAGGTAATGATTAAATAAAATATTTTTGTTGGAATAAATTTTATTTATTATCTTTGTAAAAATTAAAACTATGACACTTACTCAATACCACATTAAGATAGAACATGAAAAGTTCGGATCTCTTATGAAAGAGACTTTTGTAGATCCTATTCAGTTCAAGTTATTTTTAAAAATGATCCAAGGATGTCTTGAGTTGAAAAATGATCTTACATTTTTTAACGGGGTAGATTTTTTAGTTCATATTCCATTCAAACATTTAACAGATTCAATTATATTAACCAGTACCCCTCACTATTCAGCTGCGGACGTACTTATTTCTAAATCTAAAATCGAAGCGGAGGTAACAAAATGAGTAATCAACAATCAGGGTTTTCAACTTTATTAAAGTGGGCTGCTGCTGCTGCGATAGTATATGCTGCATATAAAGTAGGTCAAAAATCCGTAACACCAAAAGAACAATCAGTAGTAGAACCTATCAAAGAAGTCGAGGTTGAAACTTTCAACGACGAAGCCGATGAGGAGATTTATGTGGCAAATGTATTGGAAGAATTACGAAACAAACAGAATAAGACAAAACAAGACCGATATAATATCGGACTTCTTGAAGTTAAATTAGAACAACTAAGAAGATCAAAATGATTACAATTAAAGACATAATAGAAAACTCCAAGCCACATTTAATTGGTGGTAAAATGACAAGACTGTCTAATGATAAGTATATTCTCTCAATTGTGGGAGGAGCATCAGGACTATATGGGGATTTTGAAAAGGACTTTGAAATTGCAATTATGGATACTCAGAATGGTGAGTTTATAACCAAACTATTTTTTCCTGAAAACTCTGACGATGTTGTTGGATATCTTGAGGCTAAAAAAGTTGAAGAGATTGCTAATTCTTTATTCAAAAATTATAGTTTCCAAGTTCGTTAAACTTGGTGGTGGAGGCTGTCTAAACCAGACGGCCCTAAAGGAGAGACTTCGGTCTCTCTTTTTTTTTATACGTTATTAACCATATCTCTCTGATCGTCCCACCAAATACCAAAGCCGCAGTTCTTATAAACTAATTTGTTACAATCTTCTCTGATGTCATCAACCATTTCATCAAAGTCACCCCAATCTCCCATGCCAATTTCATCTGCTATTTCTGGAATCGTTTTGTAACTTTCATTACCATCATCATCTCTATAAAAAATATTGGTATCACCCCACATCCAATCACACAATACAGTTGTTTCATCATTTTCTAAATCAAGACGTGGGTTATGTAATATGATATAGGCATATTGTTCGGGATCTTCTTCATCGTCAATTCTTATACCTTCTGGTGTTGATATTTTATTGAGTGCTTTTTCCGTAAAGTCATCGGCTTTTTCTTCACCAAGTTCTGCTACTAAATCAGGTAAGAACTCTTCTAAGTTATAGTCGGACATCTTAGCCAGAGTTAATATATTAGGGTTTGGATATCCTACTTTGGTTAATAGTTTTAAAAATGGAACAAGATCGCTCATTGAAGGTATTTATAATATAAATACATTTGGATGGCAGATTATATCTTGAAGGAGGACCAATTAAAACTTGTTATTGAATTATTGAAGGAACAGGACGTTTCTGAAAGAATTGACTATTGTAAGGACACGTTTGGTACTCGTACTGCTGAATATAGATTTTGTACAAAGGCTGCTGGTTACATTAAATCTCAAAAATCATATCAATCTGATTTCAGGGAATATCTTGAAACTTATGTTGATAATATTGTTATGGATAGGATTATGATTGAGAGATTAACTAAAGACCATCCAATATTAACCAAAGGTATCAAAGAGATCGAAGATTTCAAAAATTTAATGGGTGGATTTTGTAATAATCTTGATACCGATGAACTTGTTAGAAGGTTAATTGATGATGAGCATGTTTATTATAAAAGACCTGATGGTGAATATAGTGTATTTAACAGAATTGATACTAATTATTCCGCACTTGCTGTGGCCCTAACTTTTTATTATAAGTCTAAAGGGGCTTTTGAATTGTTGATGCACGATATGGGTAATAAATTGAATAAGGTGGATTGGAATTCTTTAACAGTTTCGTGGATTGATCATTTCTTTAATGAGGAACTTGAACCGTATGATCCAAGACCTGATTCGTTTAGAGCATCGGGACCTATATTTGATATCGATAGTTCACCGAGCTACGTCCTATTCAATAAAATGTTTGATCCTAAAAACATCAAAGTTGATTCCAAAAAGGTTTTTGATTCGATATTAAAAGTATTAAAAGATGTTCGAGAAAGGGGATTTACAACTGAAGATTTATTCCAAAAAAAATTGGATGAGTATGGTATTCCGTATAAGAGATATGCTCGTGATTACGGTTTTGTTGATAGATTTTTGGGTGTAGATTTTGTTGTTCAAAAAGGAAATGAATGGTTACCTGTACAGGTTAAATCAAGTAAGAATGAGCCTCAATATAGAATCGAAGAATTGGATTGCGATGAACCAATTATTGCTATTAAGGATGACAACGATTTCAGATTAAATAACTCAAGAGGATTCGAGAGATATTTTTGTGACTTTTTAAAGGTTTGTCGTAAGGATTAATTAAACTATGAAATGATCAGGATCAAAATCATTTAGTATATTACCTGATGAACTGAAATATAATTCATTGCCTTCATCAGAAAAATAATAA